TGGGATTATTGCTGGCCGCCTGATTGGGTTGTGCCGTATCTTGACGACCTCTGGCGCTACTACAGCGAGCCGCCATACGCTGCTGAGCGAAAGGCTTTAGCCAATGAAGATTGACCAGTTTGAAGCGCCTGGGCTTCGTGTCACGCGGACGTTTGACCCGTGGAATGGAGCCTATTACATCGCGTGGAAGCCTGACGTGTCGATGTGGTTCCGTGAGCGCAAGACGCTATTGAAGTTCGTGGCTTGGCCAACCAAAACCCCTACGGGTGATCGTTTCCGTGATTGGCTCAACGGATTCGAGACTGACAAGGCGACCAGATTTGTTGGCGAGCCTGAGCAGTTGAGCGAAGAGATAAAGGCAACGGGATTCGGGCCAGAATGTCACCTAGATGAGTCTGACCCCAACTACCAGACTCGCACGGTGGTCTAACCATGCAACGCATTTTCAACCTGATGGCGTTCGTGTCATTCGTGGTCACTGGCACCTTCGTTGGCATCCTGTTCTTTTCGATCTACCAGCTAGACCGCTGGGAGAAAGAAGCGGTTGAGCGTCTAGGCGCCGGCGTCAAGGCTGACATTCAAAAGCAACTAGACGAGAAACTGAAGCTGCCTGTTAATGGAACCCCTGGCGCTTCCCTCTATTGAGCTGCCTGGCTCGATAGATCTTCCGCGGATGCAGATAGCGGTGCCGATATTTCCGGCGCCATCGCACCCGGTATTGATTCCGCCAAGCGTTGAACCGAAGCCGCCGCCTGAACCGCCTAAAGCGGTAGACCCAGGCGCTCGCAAGGCTGTTGAGGGGCTTCAAGATCAGGTCAAGCAGCTAAACCTAAATATCAAGGCACAGCAGCAGACGATCGACAACCTGCTTAACCCACCGGAGATCGAAAAAGTCGAGCCCAAAGTTGCCAGAGTCGCAGTCCCTGGAACCCCTATTGAATTTGCGTTGCCCAGCGCTGAAGTTCTCACCGTGGCGACGGTAACGGCGGGAGCGGCTGCTGCTGCTTCTGTTGGCGCGACTATGGCTGCTCAAAATCTGACGAAGAGGTTGAAGCCTTTGTTTCAGACTGCTCTAAAGAAGGTTGCGAAAGCCCGCGGGGCAGACCTTGAGACATTCGGTAGGCGTCGATTGAGACTACGTCGGAGCAGAGAGAAGCCAATTTAGCCTCAGGGTGGATCATGAAACCCTTTTCAAATAGCTCAGCGCATTTCAGGGCCCTAACTAGGTGATAATCAAGCTGATCTTTGTCTAGCTTCTGCTGTTCCATGCGCAGGCGCTTGCGGGCTAGTTCCTTGCACATCTCAGTGATTGAGCCGTCTAGCGGGATGTTGATAGACAGCTGGGCACCCAGATTTTGCATTCGCGTGTAATCCTCACTAGGGATCGGATCCGCGTGAGCTTCTAGGTGAAAAGGAGTAACCACAAGAGTGGCGCCATTGCAGCTATGGCCCGAGCTGAAATGCTGGCGGCTAGGTGCACCGTTGTTATTGAACTGAACTGATTGGTTGGTGTTGTTGCTAGTGGCTTGGGCCCTGGGCGCTGAGTTATTGGTCGTCTCAGCAGCTGCAGGCCCTGCCAGGACTATTGCGAGAACACACTGAGCGAAGTGGTAGTAGAGGTGGTTTCGATGGTGCGGTCGATGTCGATTTGCTCGATCAGCGTGTCGGCTGTCCTGGTGGTGATTTCCAAGGTGAAGGGGTCGCCGTCGGTTGTCAGATCCCACGTTGTCGATGTGTTTGTAATGTCAGCAGCGCTAGGGGTGACGTTTTCACCCGACCACGTTTTAAGTTCAGAGCCATAGATCTGATGCTGGATTACCTCAGTGATCGTTTGCTCTGTGGTGGTTGTGCTCTGCATTGACCCCGTTGACCACGTTGGGGTGACTGTCTGAGCTGCTGCAGGGGCCGCGGCGAATAACGTGACGGCTAACAATAGGGCGCGTTTCATGCCTTGGGTTTGGCCTGCTCTTGATTAACTGTAGGCGCGTCTTTTTTCTTTGCGTTGCGGCCGACGGTTAGCCCGTAGCTAGCGGCCATGCTGCTCAGAATTGACGCCGAGAACGTCACGTCAATGGACTGCTTAAACATGCCCATATAGTTGGCGGTAATCACCCCGCACGCCCAGATCATCAGCCCTAGCCGGACGATGTGGCCTAGCCAGTCATGCTTGTCGTCTTCGTGCTGCTGCGTCTGATCCTCGTTCGCCATGATGGGTAGAGCCTTGACGTGACGTGGTTGAGTTAGCGGCTGCTGTAACCGGAGCCGCTTTGTCAGGCCTGTTGTTCAGCCTGAATGGCTACAGCAAACGAACCGCGCAAGACCGCGATTGCTTGGTGCGCCTTAGTGCCAGCGTAGACAACATCGCTGGACAGCTGGAAGAGCTGCACAAGGATCTAAGAGCTGACCGCGTTGAAATCTTTAGCCGCCTGAATGCAGCAGAGCGCGCGATTGCACGATTAGAAGGCCCAAAGAATCAGACCTAGACTTTTAGCAAAAGGCAAAACCCATGCTTGCTCTGATTCGTCCTATCGTCTTCAGCTTCATGAAGACTGACGGCGTTAAGCGCTTGGTCGTTGACCTGCTGCGTGCTTACGCCAAAACCACTGAAAACCGAGTTGATGACAACTTGGTGGATTGGGTTGAAAAAGCACTCTGGCCCGGTAAAGACTGATCGTGCTGGATTGGATGGTGCCAATGGTGCTGCAGCTAAATCAGTTTTTCGCACGGTTTAGTGGGCAGCCACATCAGCTGGCGGCTATCCAAAAGCTTCAGGAAGACATGCCAGAGGAACTGCTACGGCACGACGCCGAGTGGTTTGAGCTATGGAAGGCCTCTGGCAAAGATCGGACTGAGTGGAATTACGTTCCCTATTTCAATCAGCTGGACCTGCCATCCGGTGAAACCCAGTGCTTCACAACGGCAATGGCCATGGTGGCCGGCACCTATGCCTTAATCGCTGACCAGTGGGAGTATTACCGGGTACGGATGAAATACGGCCCAACTGAAGAGGTCACCAGTCACCTGAAGGCCATGTCCGAGCTAGGCGCTGACGTTGAGTTCATCCAAGACGGGTCAGCAGACCTGCTTGTGGAAGAGGTGCGGGCTGGTCGGCCTGTAGCTGTTGGCTTTCTGCATCGCGGCGACATCACCACCGGCAGACCGCCTGAAGGCTTTGGCCATTGGGCTGTCGTCATCGGGGTCAAGGAAAACGATTACTTCGTAGTCCACGATCCGCGCGGTGAATACGACATGGGCACCGGGCAGCTGATTAACAGCAACGGCTTTGCCGTCCGCTACGACTGGGATGACTTCCTTTTCCGCTGGGAGGTTGAAGGCCCTGGGAACGGCTGGGCCATGATCATCAATGATCTGAATTTTCGGCCTGTTCCGTAGCCTTGCCGTAATACCGGCACGCCTGTTCGTACTGCCACACTGCTTGCCAGTCTTGGCGGTGCAACATCTCCATCCCCATTGCCGAGACTTTCCAGTAGAACTCTCCGTTTATCTTTACGCGTTCAATTTTCGGAGGGCTCATGTCATCGCTACCGTTCAAATATCCAGTCCGAAAAGTCATGTCACATTGCGGAGAATGGATGGTTGTTGAGTTCAGCCTGCAAGAGGAGTTAGCCCTTGAGTATCAGGCTAGGCAAATTCTCGGCACTACCGACCATGAAGAGGTGACAAAGCTATGCGCCCAGCTAGCCCGTCAGACCGCTTACCACCAAAAGCTAATGACCCAAGCAGTGCGCTACATCGCAGAGCTTGAGATCAAGCTGGCCTTGGCTGATGACGTGGCAAGCCTGCGGCCCTGGTGGAAGCGCCTGCTAGGCCGCTAGTGAGAACGGGCTGCTCTGCTCTTTCATGAAGAGCTTGATCTTGTTAGCGCCTTTGATGAAGTTCTGGCGGGCAGTCTCACGGGTAGTGCCAGCTTGCTTGCCGATGTCGGTGAAGGTGGTCACGTCGTAGCCGTCCAAGCCAAAGCGCTTAGAGACAACATCCCTTTCGGACTCCGTCAGACGAAAAAAGGCCAGCTTGAGCTGCTCATACTGTTCGATCTGGCCGATGTCTTCCCAGCTATCAGAAGGGGTGCGCTCATCAGCGATCAGGTCAATCAAAGGCGACCCATCTTCTGTCGCCAGGCCGTTAAGGCTGACGTGAGGGGTAGAGCGCTGCATTACCAGCAGCAGCGTTTCTTCGTTCGTGTCTAGGGCCTCGCACCATTCAGCCATCGTTGGCGATCGGCCTTTCTGCTGTAGGTACTCACGCTGTACCTGCAAAGCCTTGTGCATCATGTCGGTCTGATGCTGAGGGATGCGAATCAGCTTGTCCGTCTGGGCTATCGCGCGGGTGATGCCTTGCCGAATCCACCAATAGGCATAAGTGCTGAATTTGTAGCCCTTTGTGCCGTCGTACAGCTCAGCAGCCCTAGCCAGGCCAACAGTGCCTTCCTGCACGAGGTCCATCATTTCAAGACCGCCACCTTTCAATCGGTTGCGGTACTTTTTGGCCACCATCACAACCAAGCGCAGGTTGCAACGGATAAGCCGTTCGCGTGCTTTTAGCCCGCGCTTCATTTCGCGCTTTTCTTTAGGCGTTAGCTCGCCTTCAGTGTCACGCAGTTCGAGATACCGCTTGACCAGTCGCGACAGCTCAATCTCTTCGTCGGGGCGAAGCAAAACCTCGCGCCCGATTTCGTTGAGATAATCCTGGAAGCTGTCGCTAGACATGGGTCAAAGATGACGGGGCAACCGTAGCAGGGTTAGCCAATCTCGCCAGTGACGCTGTCGAAGTTGAAATCCTTCAGCGCGTTATGCGAAAAGATCCACATTGCAAAAGCAACGTGTGACTCTTTGGCTTGTTTGTTGATTGGAATGAAGGGGTGGCTAGCTGCCCAATAGCTCTCGAACAGAGCCACCGCATCTTCGTGAGACATTAGAACGTAGGTTCGCTGCTCTTCGGTTTTAGCGGAGAAAACGAACCGGAGTTACCCCAGAGGCCACCCCACAGGGTGAATCCTGTGACTTCCTGATAATCGTCTTTGCCGCGATAGACGCGAACCTTGGTGCCTTCGGCCTCAGCCTGCTCAGCCATGGTCATTAGCCAAGTGGCCGCGGCCATTGCTTCAGTCGGGGTGAAGTCAACTGCCAGGTTGTGCTCAGGTGAGCGGTCGTTAGTGCGGTTTTGGTTCTTGGTAATGCGGAAGCGGGCGTTGAATGCAGCGTCGGCCATGTCAGGTAAGCGGGGTGATGTTGTTTGCCTCTTCAAAAGCCAGCACATCCGCGAGGCGGTAACGGATGCGCGGTTCGCCAGCTGGAATGGCCAAGCGTGGCATTTCGTACCACGGCGGGCCAATGGGTTTGCCTTTTCGTGAGATACGGCGCCAATTGGCAACAGTGCCAGCCATGATCCCGTAACGCTTGGCTAGCTGACGCTCAGTGAGGTACGGGCTAGAGGTGTCGGTCATTTGGCGATCAGCTTTTCGCGTTCAGTGAGCAGCTTGAGCAGGTGGTCATGCTCGGCCTCGCTTAGCTCGCCGGTGTTTTTGTAAGCGGTGAGCTTGGTGCGGGTTGCCTTGGCCTGTTCTTCGTCAGCGACCTTGTTGATGACCTTTGTGGCCGACTTGGCCATGGCGCTCAGGACGATGGCCTTTGCCGAGTTTCCTTGCTGCTGCAGTTTGGGCTTAGCAGCTGCTGGGACTGGGGCTGGTTTTGCGGCGGGTTGTGGATCAAGATCCGCAGCGCCAGCGTCATCGTCAACAATGCCAGGGGCAATGCCAAGGATCGCGAGTAGGGCATAACGCCGGTAGTAAGTACAAGCCCCTGCAACCGAATGCATGGGATTGCGGGAGGTATCCGTGATTAGTGGCAACCGGCTTTCGATCCGCTCGCCGCTGACATGCAAAAGGCTAGTGACCAAAATCGGCCGTTCTTCGCCCTCTTCAAACGTCTGCACAACTGCAAGACCGTTGCTCCGCAGTGCGGGCAGAAGAATGCTCAGGATGCCTGGCAGCGTTGCATATTTGCCGTAGTTGGCGCGGCCATCTTCGTGAATGGTCGGCAGCTGTCCGTACAGGCTGCACAGAGCTTTAGGCAGCTCTTTGAGTTGTTCGGTCATAGGAAAACGGGATTCTGGGAAAAGGCGTAGTTAGGCAGGCGGATGGTTTCAACGCCTTGGCTGTAGCCAGGCCACGGCGGCTCCATCTGCCGCCATGCCTTGATTCGTCTGAGGGCCTTCTGCTGCAGCTTTAGGCCTTCGGCCAGGCTGTCGTCATCTAGCTCGTAGATCCCGACGTTGTACGGGTACTCAACCTCAACGACAAGGAAGATGAAGCGCTCAGCGCCTTTGACGCCTTCTAAGTAGTGAGCTGCTGAGAGGTGGTACTTAAAAGCAGCGACCGTCTTGGCGAACTCAGAAGGCGATGCCAGCGAGCTGGTGGTTTTGAGGTCAACGATGACCGATTGCCCATCGTGCCAATCAGGACGGCACTTGCAGCGCAGGTCAGTTTCAAGGTCATCCCAGAAGAATGACTGTTCAGCCTTGCCGGTATAGAGCAGGCGACTGGCGTCATCGTGGTTGCGGACTGCAGCAACGATGCTTTGAGCTAGCGCCCATTCGCCGTGAGTGATCGGCTCTTTGCCCTGGGCCCTGATCGCCTTCTCTTCCTCTTTGCCGATTTTGGTATTGCGAGCGGCGCAAACCACATAGTCGGAGACGAAGCGCTCAGGCTCAAGCACTGCGGTGTGGATAATTTCACCACGCCTGAAGTAAGGCTTTGACTCAGGCAGGGGCCGTTCAGGGCTCTCCCACTTCATGTAGTAGTGATGCCCAGAGCGCAGGGCGTCTTTGAGCATTGACGAGCCTATGGCGCCGTCTGAGTGGTAGTCGTAATTAGTCAGCATGGTCAGGACAGACAGTTTCTTGGGTTCATATCGGATGCTTTTTGAGAACGTGCTTAAAAGCTCCAACGATGTCTTCCCAGAAAATCGTGGGGGTCTTGCCTTTCCACTGAACGCTTCTGTTGTGAATCAGAGCTTCAGTCGGCTGAGCCGTATAAAACTTGTGCTTGCAAGACGGGCAGGCACGACGCCGAACAAAATCCCCCTGCTCGGAGCGATAGGTTGACATCACATCAGTAATTAGGCTCCCGCAGTTAGGGCACGGCGGGCCCATCCGGTTCGCTCCCATTTGCTAGTTGCAGTCAGAGTCAATTTTTGGCTAGTTGCTCGCAGGCGCGTTGAATGCCGGCTTGGCAGTCATGGTGCGTCATGTCGTCAAGCGAGCCCGAGACAAAGAACATACCGATTCCGGTCATGCCGGCGAACAGAGCGAGGGAAGCAATGATTTTCATGGTTAGACGTGTCCGTTGGGGGCCTCTTCGGCCGCGAGTTGGTTGAGGAGTTGACGTTGCCAAGCGAGGCAGGCTGCAACCTGCTGCCAGTCGTCTTTGCCGCCGCGGGCGATGAGGGTATTGGCCAGCTGGCGGGATTGGCGGAGGGCTTCAGCTGTTTCGGTGGCGTTCATTCTTGAAAAGAAGGAAGGACAGGCTCAGGAGGCTTGGGCTTGGGAAACCACTCACCACACCAGTAGGCGGGTGGGGTTTCAGGCTGGGGGTGCGGGTAGCGGCGACATTCGCCGTTGGTGACGCTGTTTTGCGTGACGATCCGAAGCCAGAATTTGCAGGTTTCGCAGGTCTGCCCGTACATGGCTGGTTGCGAGGCCCGCCAATACTGCCACCCATGTCTAGGGCTGCATAGGGGTAGATGAGGGAACGTCTACAAGCTGTAGCAATTGGCTCTGATCACTTTCGCCCGAAATACTCTGCCCGGGCAGCTCTAGCGGCTGTTCTTATGGGGCCCTGACCATCAAACAATTCTTTTATCTCCTCGTGCGTAGCTCCCCGAACGTTCAACACGTCAAAAGTCATATCTTCAATAACCCGGTGAATTGCTTCTTTCTCTGCGTTTGTAGGGAGCTGGCCTACATACATTGAAACCTCTTGCAGCGCTTTCAGTAGCTCATGGGTTGTAGGCGCGGGCTTTGTCATGGGGTGATTTGATTGAATGTTTGTAGGCTTGATGGGTGCCGAGGCCTCACCACGCCGTCTCGTCGTACCAAGCCTCAAGCAGCTGCTCATGCGACTGCTTCGCCAACGTCTCAAGTCGATGCATCCGCTGAGAATCGAGCATGGAATAGCCCTGCTCTTCCCTTGCTTCCAACGCCTTCAGCTCTGTGCGGATCCCCCGCACAACTGCTAAGTCTTTCTGTAATGCCTTGATCAGTGCGGTTTTGTCCATAGCCTGAGGTGCGAGGAGGAGCGGATGGACCCGGTGGGCGCCGGGTCTTTTTTTTGGGCTAAGCTTTTAGCGGCTTAGTTTGGGCCCCCAGCTCCCACTGGGGGTTTTTTATGGGAACGTGACGGGCAGCTCTTCCCAGAGCCCCGTATAGACGCCATGCAACCCGTGCTCAGGGTTGTCACGTCCTGCCAAGTGGTACAGCTCGTCAAGCACGATCTG